TTATTATGCTTTGTAAGTTACGATTACAGGAATAGTTTGAGAACCTCCAGTTTCATTACCATATACGGTAATGGTTGTAGATACATCTAACGTTAAATTTGGATTTGGAGTAAATCTGAATTCCAATCCGTTTACAACCTGTGCGGTTGTTGTTATCTCATCTCCTAAGAACAATGTATTACCTGTGCCGCTTGCTCCTCTAGTTACTGTCAACGTTCCCGCTCTTTGGTCTGCTAATACCATAGTATATCCAGCACTTGCATTTCCTGCAGGTGATGTAGTTGGTAATAAACCAACAGCACCTTCACTTTGATTTACACTAATTGAAGGTACACCCAATCTTACGGTTGGAATTTGAGTTGTTCCTTTCGGAAGGGTAACTAACTTATATCTCAATACTTGAGTTTCATCAGGTGAAGCTTCGGTAATAGGAATAGCTCTAATTGCTGAATCGTAATAAGCCGAACCCTTTGGGTGAGCTGGTTCGTATAGAGTATAATCAATCTCATCATCTCCTAAAGCGAACTTTGTAATGTTCAAAGATTGTCCAGATGCTAATTTTTGTCTACCTTTTTTGGTAAGAATTGCATCCACTGTTATTTCTGTGTTATCTAAATATGCCATTTGATATTGTTTTTTTAATTCTTTATTTCTAAAATATAAATATAACCAATTATTATTTTCAATTATTAATTCTTATAACCGTTTCTTAAAATTAATCAACTTCCAAGATAGGCTCTCCGCTTCCTCTACCAGTCTTAGCAACTTTAAGAATATTAGGATTTGTTATAAATGTTTCTACCGCACTTAATCCATCTGGTGTGGTTGATGAATTTTGAATAGACCCTTTAAAATATGAACGTCTTAACCCTTCGGATAAATTATTAACATATTTGTAGTGTGTTGGTAAATATCCTTTAAATGTTTCTACACCAACAATTTCATTTCCAATTGATATACTTCCACTAAAAGATAGTGTTGAAACTTTATACCTGTATAGTGTAACTGGGACTTTTTCGTATCTTACAGGCTCGTTTAAAGCTGCTCCATTTACCGGCCACCCTTTAACTTGAGTTAATATTTTTTGAGTATATTGTTCTTTTACAACATATACATTACTTCTACTTGATGTGTGATTTCCAAAAATATTATCAAAATAATTAAGTTTGGTAACCCCATTTTTTGAATACAATCCAAACCCTCTATTTGCCAAAGAATTCGGGTCCATTCCAATTTCGGTAAAGGTAAATGTGTCAGCTTCACCAACTAAACTGGCACCAACTGGACATTGTATTTCGGAATTGTAAAATGGTGCACTTCCTTCAAGTTCTGGCTTTATAGAATTTAAAATTTCACCATTATACATTATATTTTCACCCACAATTGATGTATCAGTTATATCAATAACCGAATCGTAGTTATTCAATTCACCTATCAATTGACTGGTATTATCTACAATTAAGTTAGCTTCTTCTACGAGATAATCAGATGTAGTAGTTATATTTCGCTTTGTATCGATATTTGTTTCAAAGTCATTTTTTTCGGATACCGGTTTTGTCCATTTAATTTTACTTCTTTCTAAGTAGTGCGGCTCAATCAATAATCCTTTTACTACATTGGTTCTTGCAGGCGCTAATTCAATTAAAGTATCGAATAAAGACCTATCAATATATTTAACTAATCTTATATATTCGTAGATATCTCTATTTTCTAATCTTTCGAAATAATAATGTCTTAACGTATCTAATTCTTTATAAGTTGTTCTATATTCATCGGATGGGTTTCCTATATAGTTATCTATATTAAAATCACCAAATGTTTTTAAGATATCCATATTCAACTCCTTAATTGGAGAGAAGAATAATCCCAAACGATTTGAATCTATTGGTGCTTGGTCAAATGCTTTTTTAGTTGCTCTTGTTTTATACGATAAATCGGTAACCAATGATGCAGATTCAAATCTAACTTTATTAGAATATGTAAATCCCAACGATGGTACATTAGCTGTTACGGTTCTATCATATGGAATATATTGATACGGATATGTTGCCGCAGAATACATATTACTTGCGGTTGCAGAACCTTCTCCATATATTTCACTAATTGAAACGTTTTTAATATACGGGTCTAAAATTCTATCTTTTGGTTTTTCAAAATCCAATCTGAATACTAAATCAGCTGTTGATGCTGTATATGAGTTTCCATTGATTGCGTCTGGAAATAATGTATGGTTTTCAAATTTACTTCTTTGTAAAGGAACTCTCCATAATCTTACTTCATCTAAATTTCCTTCAAATCCATTACCACCAATTTGTAGATAAGAACCAGTTTCCCATTGAGTATCATCAGTTTGAATGGACATACTAACCGATGTTATAATTCTCTGCCCATCACTAGTTCCCCACCATACCTCAAACCAAGAAGAAGAATCAGGACTATTATGTCTATTGATTACAACTTGCGAATAGTGTTCTGTTGAAATTGGGAAATCTAAACTTCCTGTTTTTAAATCAGGTCCAAATGCGTAAACACCACTTGCTTCAGGTGATATATAAACAGTTGTTACCACTGGAGAACCACTTGTAAATGGTTCTGCAAAGTATGTACTATTTGAAATATCTCCACCAAAGTTTAATTCTAATTTACCAAAAGAACCAGTAGTTTGTACTAAATCTAAAGTCCACTCACTACCACTTATTAAAGTATATGTTGTACTTGGTAATTCGTTTGGTAATATTCTAAATTCAATACAATTTGGATAATCACCACCATTAATATCATGCCACGGAACTTTAATATTCGAACTACCATTTCCATTTAAATCTCCTTTTAAATAAAATGCAGCAGTTCTATCATCAAATGTAAATTTACTAGTACCACCTTGTGTTGGGTCCTGTGGTCCTCCAAATTCCATTATTGTTAACATAGACTGCGGAACACCATAACACGCCATAATGGCTTTCATAGCTCTCGCAGTACCTTTGTGTTTTAACAAATAAGGTAAGTTATTTAATATTCTTCTCCAAACTTCATCATTAGCTTCCGATAATGGCATTCCATATTTTTGAAATCCGTCTTTTGTTTTACCAAATGCATATTCCCATAAGAAAGGTGAATTAAAAGCGTTTTTAGGATTCCAACCAAATGATTGAAGCATTTGAGAAACCAATGTATTTGATAATCCACTAATTTGTTTATGTTCTAATATTTTATTTCTATCTAATGCTTTAATATACGCCCATACAATATCGAAGTGTTGGCCTATCATATCTAAGAAAACTATAAAATCATTATTGTTATAATCTTCTCTAATAAATTCAGGTATATTATTTACTAAATAATTAGGATTGTATTTATCATAATTTGCCGCTTCATCTATTATTGCACCATACCATGCAGTTACTAATGGATGTGTAGTTTCTCTTAAAATTAATGTTCCTAATCCTGTTATTGGATGTACATATAATACTTTTGGATATGCTAAATTGTTATTTGATTTGTATAAAAAGTTTTCAAATCCATCAAAATTTCTTAAAATACCATTTATTGTATTTAATACTTTTTTAGCTTCGCCGGCTTGATTCACACCGCTTGATTGTGCAATTTCCCATTGAACATCAAACAACCCATCTTCGGTTATTACCTGAAATCCATTTTCTGTTAGAATACCACCATTATATCCATCATACGGTGGAATAAACGTTGTTGCTATTAATGCCTCATATTTTGCTTTATAAGTTTCTAATAATTTTACTTTGTAAAAGAAATTAGCCGCTCTTTCTTCAGCTGAACCAAAGTGTGAAAACGATTTAAACGTATAATCCGAACCACTTACATATTCTAAATTTAATTTAGTAGTATTAACAGTTGTTCCTTCTAAATATTTGTTAACTATATCATTTGAAGTTATTGAACCACTTGCAATTAAATCATCCAATATTTGATACGCAACTCCATTATTTTCTTCTAATGAAAAATTAGGACCTTTTAATGGAGGACAAAAACTTACATTTTCACCAGTTATATTTATTGTTTCTATAATTGGGTCTGACTGTAATTTTGAAATCCACACCTGTTGGTTTGGTTGTATTGCAGTTGATAGTGGTTCATATAATTTTAAAATTAAAGAACCTTCACTACCCAACCAAGTTGTAATCAACGTATTATCGTTTGGTAAATGTAATAAGTGATTTAAATATTTTGATGATTCATCTACTAAAGATGCAGTATTTAATTGTGATATAAACCCATCAACCAATCTATTAATAACTACATTTCTTGGTATCGTTAATTCACTTTTATCAAATTGTATTGTAATAAATTCTTCTTTACCAACAACAACTTCGTTTCCTTGTTCGTTATATGGAATTAATTTTAATATCAATGATATTAAACCATCACTTTCGGTATATTGTGCACCAGATGAATTAAGTAATTGGTTATAATTTAACGTTACATTCCCTGCAGCTGTAGCTTGTGTGTATTGAGAACTTCCCAATGCACATATTCTTACATAATCGGTATTTACCGATTCATAACTAATTTTAAAATTTACATCCGTACCTACATAATCTGGACCTTTTATTAACGATGGATAATTTATATTTCTAATATCCGGTACGCCAACATATGTTTCAGATACTACATTTAACATTAGTTCAATTGGCTCACCATCGTTTCCATCACTGGTAAATGGTATTATAATTACTCTATACTTGCCTACTATTGCTAATTTGCTTCGTGGAATAGAAATTAGTGCAGATTCACCCTTCTCTAATTCAGAATATGTAATTTCTTCGTTTGCAAATTTAACTCTTACTCCGCTTGTAAACTGATTTTTATAAATTCCAATTAACGTGTCAATTTCAGAATTTATGTTATGTTTTCGATTTACATCTGGATTTACAAAACTTATAGAGGCTACGTCCGATAGTATTGCCGATATAGTTTCCGTTTCAATATCAATTAAATATGCTTTATCTATTGTTATCTTAGTACTAACTGATTCCGTATCGGTTACTGCTGATAAAGTTTGACTCGTATAACCATCCGCGGATACTGTTAATTTTGTTATTCTCGATATAGTTTGTTTTCCTATACGGATTAGGGCCGGCTTATCACTTTGTATTGTAACAATTTTGCCTAACAATGTTGTTATGGTATTAACGCCTGATTTAAGTGGAACTACTTCTCCTGGTCCATCTACATTATCAATAAGTAATTCGGCACTATTATCCGCACCAGTTAATGAAACGGTTAATGTTTGTATGTTTTCTAAATCATTATCATCTCCACCATCATCTGAAGTGCTGGTTTTTTGTAAAATAAATGTAATATCTTTATCAATTTCCGCAATCGTATCCGGTTGTTCAACATCATTTATATAATGTATTATGTCAAATTGATAAAACGTAGTTTTTCCATAATCTGGATTTTGTTCATCCATTGTTGGCAAAGATTCAGATGTAGCTAATCCTCTAATTTTTAAATTATTTGTTTTTCCGCTTTCTGAATATGGTGTTGTTTTATAAGTGGGGTTATCAATATAATCTGGATTTGGTACTAATGTTATAACGTATTTTTCAATACTTTTTTGATAACCATTTCCAATTACTGTAATTTCATAATCGCCCTTATTAAAAATATCGTTTACGGATAATTTGAGTTCACTTGGGGTAACTAATCCAGATGGTTCTCCATTTATATAAATCGCTGCTTTTATTTTTTCACCAGAATACGTTTTTGTAGCAATATCACCAACTACACAATTTATTTGTAATTTTCCTGAGAAATTTGTTAAAGGTGTATTGGGTATATCAGTAATTATGACACGTGGATTAGGGCCAGTACCGCTTCCACCACCAGCTCCACCGCCGCCGCCTCCTTCTTTACCCAAACCACCATCACTTAATATTTCCTCTACGTCTCTCATCTATTATATAATTGTATTTGTTTAATATTATGCTTATTGCTGTGCCTCTCTCCCTCTTGGCCCATTTGCCAAACCGGGATTAAATTGACCAGTCTGTGCTCTATTATCTTCTTCCGCACGTCCATCGTAACTTCCGCCGCCGCCACCACCGCCGCTTCCACCAGTATTACTACTTTGTTCATCGGGTTTGTTGTATCCGCATTGTGGTGAATTGGCTATAATTAAAGCTGTATATTCTCCACCCTTACCATCTGCGTATTTACCAAATAAGTCAACTCCTTGACAGAATTCTGATAGAAGTGTGCCAGAAGTAGGAAAAGGGTTTTCTTTTGCCATTATCTTTTTTAATTCCAATTCTTTATTACTTTCTACAAATGTTTTTGTTTTCTTTATTGTTAATACAGGATCCGAAGTATCTACCAATAAATCACTTTCTCTAGTTTGTAGTATTTGTCCAACTTCATCAAAGCTTTCATCGATTCCCACATCAAATGTTGCGGTAGATATTAAATCTTGCTTTGGTAAATAAAAGTTAACTACATCTGTAATTAATTTTTGACAAATAGCAATAATGGTATCAGATGATAATGTTAATGGAGTTTTTGTTTGTTTACGTTTACCATAATTTACATCATTAATATCAGATATTCTATTAGTAAGTTCATACGCTGCTGCTTCTCTAAATTTCGTATTAATTCTATTTACAAACTCATCAAAGCTTTTTATTTTAAATTCGCCGCTCATTTTACTAACCCAATTTTCACCATATTTTGTTTTTAAATATGTACCTATTATATTTGAATCTACTTGTTGAATTATTTTGAAAGCTTCAACTATCGTGTCATCTCTAAAATCTTTATTAGATACAAATAATGAAAATCTTTCTTCTAATTCTGGATATTTTATTTTTGCGTTTTTAATAGGAAATAATCTTACTTCCGTTCTAGATGGTGATATTTCAGAAATCCATAATTTATCTTCTTCTGAATCAGAACCAACTCTTTTATTAATTAATGTAACTTGTGTTTTAAAGATACCATTATCATACCCCGCTTCCCTTAACAATCTTTCCGCATCTATAAAGTATTCATTTGGAAATTGAAATTTTTGAAGAACCGTACCTTCTGCTATTAAAATATAATCACTTATATTACTACTTGTTAATGGTACATATCTAACCGTTTTTCCATTTACAGCTTTTTGTGGTAACTGATTATCATTTGAATCATATACAATAAATTCAATTGCATCAGAATCTCCAAGACCAAAAAATGATTGCAGATTTCCTTCTTCAAATATTTTTCTATCATCTGAACTAACTCTGTATCCTTTGTTGTTTATAATATCTTTAAACGTTTTTATTGCCATTATGGTTTGAATTTAGCTCCTCTTTGTAATTGTAATCCAGCTGTTAAAGTTATGGTTGAGGTTGTTGTTTTTATTAGGAATGAGCCAGCATAAAGGGTATCCTTGCCAACATTCAAACCAAGAACACCATCTTTATTAGTAGGTACAGTTACTAATTTTCTAGCTTTTGCTTCTAAAGTAAAGCTAGCTGGTTTTCCATATGCATCTTTAGTTTTACCCGCCGTTTCAAAACTTACTGTTACTGGTGCTGATGTAAAATTATATACTTCAATTTCCGGTCCATTTATCCATTTAACATTACCTTTATCTTTTCCAGGTCGTGTATTAACTAAAAGGTCATCTCCATCGGCTTGTCCTTTTGTTGTTACCTTTACTGATATATCTTGTCCAACTTTAGCACCTTCGGCTTGTTTTGATTCTTTACCAATTAGTGTTTCTCTTAAAACCTCCAATTCCTGTTCCAATGCCTGGTTTCTTGCAAATAAAGAAACTCTTTGAATTGCTTCCGCCGTTCCCTTTTGTATAGAATTTTGTAACTCAGTTATTGTGCTTGTAATTTTTGTTGTTAGTTGTTGAGTTTGGTTTTGTGATGCTGCTACATTTAAATTTTGTAAATCTATATCAACTCTTAAACTTTCAGATACTATTTCTACATCTTGTACTTTGGCTCTTAATTGGAAAACCAAAGTAGTAAGGTCTATAACCTGTTCTGTTAAATCAATTACAGATTGAGTTACTTCATTATATATTGGTCTTGGAACTCTATCATCAAATGGAGGAGCTTCAGGTGGAAGTAATTCAAATATTACAGTATCGACAGATTTTACTAGCTCAGTTTCGTTATACTTTGGTCTTGTTAATTGTCCAGATATAACACCATCGGCTCTATTTGCTTGGTCAAATGAATAAACACCAAATTCATTTCTAGAAATGGCAGGTGAACTAGAACCACTTATTAGAAGTTCACTTATTAATGTTTCATTTTGTAATCCTGTTTTTGCCATTTTTAATTTTTTACAATTCTAAATGTTATATCATTATCAAAATATTGAGTATTACCATCAATAGTTACTTTAAATTCTATTTTATATGTTCTATCCGCTTCCCAATTTGAAAGATTTAAATTTATATAATTTCCGTTTGAATCACAACTAATTTTAGAAAAATTAGAAAAAGGAATTATAATATCATCCGATTGAGCATCTTTTATTTGGTAATATGAAGTTGTTGGGAGATATTTAGAAGTATTGTAGGCAAATGAATTGGTAAATGTTTTTACAGGATATAATTCTCTACCAAATATTCTTACTTTAGGAGTAGTTCCTACTTTAATTTCACTTTTTAAATTAGTAACTCCAACTTTAATATCTTCCGCTGATAATGGGACTAATGAACCAGTTATAAACGATTGGTCATCCCAACCGATTCTAATTTTTGGTTGATATATAGTATTTGTTTCTTTACTAAATAATTTTATTGCACCATAATCTTGTGTATCAACTTCTTTATTAAATGCGTGTCTTAATATAATACCATCATTTGGTATAGAACCACTCATCCAATTTTTTAATAAAGATTTTATATTCATATCAATATCGGCAGTTTGATAACTAAATGATTGAGATGCTTCGTATTGAGTCCACCAAGTACCACCACCACCATTATTTTGACTTGCTGATGTAAATGAATTGAAATTATTTTCCAACCAGTCTAATTTAGAATCTCCCTCTCTATAATTCCAAGTTACACCTTGTGTTGATATGTTATCGAATCTAGTACCAATACCCATTTCCCAGCTTCCGGATATTGGGTTTGCAAAAATTGTATATTCTAAAGGAATTTCTTCACTTTTTGTTTCTTTTAAAATAAGAGTTGCTTCGTCTAATTTTATTGTAGTATCGGATATTGATGCCGATATATAGCCTAATTCAAATTTTAGTAATGCATGAGATATATCTTTTACATTACCATAATATAATTTGCTTATTTCTAATATCTCATCTAAACCCGTATTTTGGTTTGGTTGTTGGAGATAGACCGTTGCATCTTTTGATGCTGTTAATAAATAGTATGCCATTATCTTACTCTGCCTTTTATGTCCCCATCAGGAAACTTAATTTCAAAAACTGAAGGGTCTAATGATGGATATACAATTTTATCTTTAGTTGCCGCTTCGATGTTATACGAATTTGGTGAATATTTACCACCACATTTATTTGTAATTTTTACAAGTGGAACGGATGAAACACCTTCTACATTTGCCAATAATAATTCGATTTCATTTAAATTAATAGTTTGATTAAACTGCCAATTATCTATACTAAAGAAATCTTTGACTTCACTTATACATTTTGTTAATACTTCGTTTTTATTATAATTTGGATATGTTATAATTTCAAACTCAACACCAATATTAATTACAAATCCATCATTCATATTTATACCATCGGTTAGCATTCGGTATTCGTTAATATATGTTTTAAGATTTTCTTTTACAGCTCTGTTTAACGGTGTTAAATTGCCATTTATATCATACCCTAACAAATACAAATTTATTGCAAATGGATTATTTTTTTCATTTTCATTTGAAGTTTTACCTATTAAAAATTTTGTTATTTCTTCTTTTATAGATTGCTCAGTTGGTTCTAAATCATCCGGTTTGTTTACAAAATCAAGTACCAAATCAGTAAATTGTTGTAAATTATTTGGTGATGCTAATATAGATGAAGGTGAGTTGTTATCCAATGTGCCATCCGCAACAGCGTATGCTTTTGCTATAGCTCCATATTTTGATGGCATTGATAATACTCGAATTTGATAATCTTTTGCAGTTACTGCTCTATTTTGAGCTCCAAAATTTGCTAATGCGTTTTGTCTTATTTCTTCTATTGTTTCACCACCTCTACCACCAACTGCGGGTATATCATTATCAACTGCTAATGAATTTTTTGCAGAATTATAAAGTGAAAGTTGTGCTATTGTAAAAGAAGATAAACTTTCTTCAAATTCAACCCCATTAATTCTTGTTAATTCTCCAGCTGCAACGTTTGAATTAATACCTCCACCTGTATAATATTTTACAGTTATCGTTGTATTTGATGGCGAAGTGCCATACGTTTTTGTTTTTAAAAAGTTTGTTGGGTCAAATGATTCTTCTAATCTACTAATAGAATTTGGTAATCCTAATCCAACATTCTTTAAGTTTGGAATTAATTGTTCATCAGATGCGGTTGGGTCTCCTGCACCAAATTCAATTGTAATTGTACTATCTTGATTTACTCTAGTTGTAAATCTTTTTGGCGTTTTTATTGTTTTTAGAATATATGGTACCGTTGATTTAAACTGATAAAGGTCTGAATCGTTAGCTTCGGTATTTGGATAATCAATAAATACCATTTCTTGTCCTAAATATGGAACTTCATACCATTTGTTATTATTAGAATCTCTACAATCATATATTTCGATTACATTTGTTTCCGGTAAATCGATTGTTCTAAAATTTTCATAAGCTCCAAATGTTACTTCTTTTTGATTTCGTACCGCCGATATTGCTTGTACATATTTTTTTATTAAATAAAATGTAGGTTCTCCTGTAAGTGCATCTCTCTGATATATGGTTGTCTCTCTGTCAATTTCATTTGAAAAATCTACCATATCAGTTGTTATAAATTGAACCGTACCCGCTTTGTTTGCAACAACCATACCTTCTTTTATTTTTAAATAAAATGTATCGTCTGGTATGTTATTAGGACCAATCCCAATAGATGGTACTAATTGATAAACTGATAATGTTGTTACCGCTGGTGATGTAATTTTTGGTTTATATCCTAAATATTGTGCAAGAGCTATAATACTCTGAATATCTTCTGCATACGGCATCAAAGATTCTTTCAACGTATCATCAGTATAATACGCCAAAACATCACCCACATAAGATGCCATTTCAATGAAAAGCATACCTGGTGATGATTCGTTAAAATCCGCATATGTCTTTGGAAAATAGTTTTTTGTAAAATCAATAAGATTTGCTCTAAATGCCGCAAAATCTTTATTAAGGTACTTTATATCTTTTCCTTTGTTTTTAAAATTTTTATTTATTGTTGTTATAGCCATTATGTTTGTACATTAAAAGTTACCGTATCTAATATTTGTGTATCCGATATTCTAAATGAAACTGATACTTCAACCTTATTATTATCTTTATAATCGTTTGGTTGTTGGATATCAATAGTTTCTACATTTACAAATGGTAACCATTTAGAAAGTGTATCAACAATAGTATTTTCCAAGTTATCAGCAAACAATTCATCATTCATATTAAATAATAATTCTTGAATACCACTTCCAAATTCAGGCTGCATTAATCTCTCAAATCTTTTTGTAAGTAATAAATTTTTAATATTACTTTTAATCTGGTCAGCAGTTACAAAACTTTGATTAAAAGCAGTATTTCCTATTTGAATAGGTAATGTTATACCTATCGCATAATCTTCAAACTGTTTTGAATCAATTACTAACTTTTTACCAAGTATTACTGCCATTATTATTTTTTAAATCTTTTTACAAGTTCTGAATAATCTCTATTTAGTGCTTTATCTAATTCAGGTACTCCGGTGTTTACACCTAATCCCGTTGGAGAAGGTCCTTTTACCAAATCACCATACCCCATTTTTTCAGCTATTGCAGTTTTACCCACAATTGAACCCATATCACCTTGTCCAAAATTCATTGTTCTAAACCCACCATCACCTTGTGGTATTCCACCTCTTGTTTCATTAAGGATTTGGTTAATCATTGGGTTTTTACTAAAAGTTTTTTGTGGTACTTTTTGTTTAACGGATTCCATAACAGCATCATCTTCTAAAATAGCTTTAGCCATTGATAATCCAATTGGCTGTGGTTTAGTTGATTGTTTTCCTTCTGCTAACATTTTTTTCATTTCAGCCTTCACACCTTCCTTAATTAAAGCGGGTAATTGCTCTTTTAATTCCTCTTTAATTAGGATTTGAATGGCTTGTAATAATTTCTCAGTATTCATATGTCCTTATTTGTTATGTTTATAAATATTTGAATTGTTATTTTTGGTAATTATGTCCAAAGTGTTGGGTCTTTTTGTAATTCTTCCCAATACTTTGTGAATTTTTTAATTCTATCATCTAATCCATTGTATCCACCATTGATGCGTTTTGTTACCACTTTGATTGTGGTGATTGATGAATTTACACTTTTATCACCCAATCTATTTGATTTCCAAAATAAACAAGCGGTATCTGCATAATATTTCGTAGCTACTTCTGTTGGATTTCCAACAAAGTCAGCCCCTGCAATTGGTCCATATTTCTTATAATTTGCTCTACCTGTCAGTTGTATGTATCCCCTTCCTTTATAACGAACCCCATCGCCAGCTTGAGTATTCCCCAAATCTGTTCTTCCTTCATATGCTTCTCCTGATGCTATTTCTTCTTTATATATAAAATTACCTGATTCGTGATTTGTTTGTGCTAAAAAATGTGCTCTTTCCAAAGGTGTTTTACCAACTCCATATTTTCTCATAGCCAAAACTAATGCATCTGGTACTTTAAGTTTACTTTTATAATTTGGAACACGTTGAATGTCATCTTTTGGCAATTCATCCTCTTTTAATTCTGAAGGTGTTGGTTGATTATTAGCATCTTCTATAAGTCTTTGTTCACTTAATTCTAATGATTGTGGTTCACTGCTCAAATTTACCTCAAAATTTACCTCAAACGCAATTGCCGTAGATTCGTTTATATTAGCTCCTTCTAATGATGCATTTTCTGCTACTACCAATTGTGCATCATTCATTACAATTGGAGTTGTATCAACTTCCGGTGTTTCCGGTAAAGCAGGACCACCACCTGGTGTAGCTGGGGCTACTTGATATCCCGTCCAAAGTAATACACCTGGTGCGGGTGTTAAAACTGGTGGGTATAATGAAAGTGTATTAACTATCCCACTAACAGTAGATAAATGGGCAGTTGCGTAATTAATAAAATCATCAATTATTAACGTTGTATTATTATTTGGTGGTATTACTGACATTTTATGCTGATTTACTTTTAACGGACTCGACTGCCGCTATACCATTATCGTTTAATCTCCACAATGCAGCTGAAGATTTTAAACATCCATTAGTTTGAATTTTATTTTGTGAAAAATCACTTACCCATTTAAATCCTGTCCAAACTTGGATATGCCCATAGTCTTTGCTCTCATAACCATTTACTAAAACATCTCCAATTTGCCATTGTGTTTTATCGGCTACAAACTCATCAAAATTAACACGCACTTTATCATTATAGTACGTCTTACCACCAATGTTTATAGCAAAACTACTTCTACCACCACCGGTAGATGGGTCTTTGAATGAAAACCAATCCGCATTACCACTTATTCTACCCAACCCACTTATACCGGTTAACGCAACTACAACCGCTTGAGTTCCTTGCGGACACAATCCATGAACACCCTTTATATAATTACTTCTTAAATTTTCGTATTTAACTCTATTATTTTTACCCAATTTAGGAGCCCATGCTCCTGCAATTTTTAATAATTCATCAAGTGTTTTATATCCACTACTTACTAATTTCGCTTGTTCTTCTTTTTTCTCTGGAGTATCTGGTTCGGTTTTTAGAATATTTTGTTCGTATAGTGCATTATCAAGTATTTCGGCTACTACGTTATCCATTTCTAATACAATAGGATAAGTATCAGTATCACCATATTCAACCAGTGGCTCGGTTTGTAGTTGTAATTCAATTTGTTCAAGATTAGGTGCAATAATTTCTTGTACTTCAGCACTATTCTTATCTAATGGGACCTGACTCCAGTCCAATTGTTCATAGGGATTTGGTGGAGAAGGAACAGATACAGCCGGTGCCCATACACCCGCATTTGTAACTAAATTTGAAGTAACCCCAACATTACTCGTTGAACCGGGAGCTGGTATCAATGGTATTGGAAAGAGGTTTAATTGAGCACCTTGCCAATACGCGATAACTCCCTTTCCCATTTCTCCAACTAAATCATATGGAGTATTTGATGTTTGTCCTTTTAGTAAGGCGGCTTTAAATAACTGCTGCATAATTTTAGTATTACCTTTACTGATTGCAACTTTATTTATAGTATCTCCTCCTCGTTTCATACACATATCATACTCATCCGCATACAATTTTGCAACGGTATCAATATCTTGAATTGAATCTGGAGCGTTTGCTCTCCTTAAAATATTTTCTTTAAAAATTTGCCAAGACATATTAAGAAGTTTGATTTAATCTACTCAATATATTATTTAATTTTGATTTTATAGAACCAAATTGAGAAATGTTAGTAGGCCCGTTAGCGCTTGGCCCGGATGGTGTTAGGTAAATTTGTTGTGTTATCGCATCAATCAATTCTGCCAATATATCAACCAATTGCTGCCCCTTTACCATAGGCTCTAAAGCTTCACTTCCTAAAAATATAGCACCCTTACCGGTAACCATATTAATATCTTTATCGTTTGTAACAATATGAATATCATCCCCCACACTTATATCAATGCCCAACTTATTATCAATTGACATTGCACCATCGGAAATAAATCCATAATTCTTTTTTGAAAAAAATAACATTTCTGCATTTTTTGCCGAAAGTATTATTCTTCCTGAATTTATTAATATCTGGTCACCAATTAACTTGGTTGGGTATTCTCCAAATGAATCGGGTTTAGTTCCAAAGTTTGTTTTACCTTTATCGTCAATTACTCCTGGAACAAATGGCAATTGGTATTGACCAGATGTTAATGCTATTATACTACCATCTCTATTAATATCTTCTTCAGTACTTAGTTCTGCTGCTTTTTTTCCACTTTCCGCATTCTCTCCGTTTCTTAAAATTATTGTTGGTGAAAATTTATTTCCAACGTTATTAAATCCTGAAAATCGTATAGATTGTCCAAATCTAGTTTCAATTAGAGAATCACCTTCATATAATTTTAACCTGTGGATATTTTCCTGCGTATCATAATATTTTCCATAACTTCCTTCTGCATTTGCACCTTCTGCATTTGTCTTAGTTATTCCCGTTTCCGATACCTCTTTATAAGAACCTACAGTTTGTTGTTCATTCTGTTTTGGTACAATTACTTTTTGAAGTGCGTTTTTAAAAGCACTTTTTGTTGGATTTTCATCCAATCCAATTCTTCTATAATAAAAAGAGCCTGCCTGACCTTCATATATTTCAACGAGTTCACCTACAATTGGAATATTTTTGAAATTTTTATCAAATGGATGTGCAATTGTTCGTGATGCTGGGTCGGTATCCATTACACCATCATCCGAAGTTTTAAAATGTATAGAACCAATTGGCTGTGAGCCTATTTTTTTAGCTTTGGCGTAATCTGCATTTTCATCAAGTAATACCTCAAGTACCCATCCTACTTTCTTAGAAGATGCATCTGGTTTTGATGATAAATTATTAGAGGATTGTACTCTAGCATTTGATAATCCCATATTACTTTATTTTCTTTTTTAAATCTTCCAATTCAAATTCTAAATTATCTACTCTTTCTACTTCTTGTTTAGTTTCTTCTAATTCTTGAAGTAATTGATTTTTTTCAAATTCAGATAAAAACCCATCTTGTCCTTCAGTTTTCTTTTCTGCTGCTATGATTCTTGTTGCTATCGTTGCCAGTTTAACTAATTGGTCATCGTTTTTAACTGAACTATCAATTAAAGATGATATTATAGGTCCTACACTAGCTACATCACCAGCATGTCTAATCATTTTTTTAAGTTCTTCGATTAAACCACTTATCTTCGCTTTCTTTGAAGTTTGGTTATTGTAGATATCTTCAAAAAGAGAACTTAAATTTTTTCCTTTAAATAATTCGTAATCATTTGACATATTAATATATTTACATTTTGTATGTATATAAATATGGTTCTATTAAAATGTTGAAATTAAATTGCGATTACCTCAATAGTAATCTTAGGTTGATATCCTTCAGGTAGTTTTCTAGTAATACCTTTGAATTCATTTACCTTATCCTTAAAATAAGTTATTTGTAATATACGGTCTGTTAGATTCATTACCGTTTGTGAAGAAGTAGACATCTCTTTGGTGTCTCTTTTCATATTTAAAAATGGTCTATTTGGAAAGTATTCCTTTCTCATTGCTGCTGATATTTCCGTCCAATCATCAACTTTATCAACTGATTTTTCGGCTGAGATTTTTCTCATTTTTGAGCTTAAATATTTTTCCCCATTTGTATATCCCGCATCGGTAAATAAGTGTCCGTGATTTGTACGAACAAC